AAGAAATAGCCCTCTACCTACATTCTTTTCACCAGAACATCAGGAGGAAGAATAATGGACTTACTAACTGAAATGGACATGAAAGCCTCAGAAGGCAACTTTGAATATTTCTTCACTAATGTTCTCGGTTTTGAAATGGCTGACTTTCACCGTGAATGGTTAGAAAGAGTAGAAAGTTCACAACGCACAGTTACCATTTGTTCAAGAGACCACGGAAAGTCTGTATTCTTTCATTCATGGTGTGTTTTTCAATTAATTTTTCAACCCGCCCCTTATGAAATTATTTACATTTCTTCTAACCAAAAACAGACTTTAGTTCACATGAAAGACATTGATAGAATGTTTGATACTATTCCCGCTTTGAGAAAGTTTAAACCTAAGTCGGGTTGGGCAGTAGGAAGAATGGAATTAACTAACGGTAATAGAATCTTAGAGCGTTCTGTTGGTTCTCAAATTCGTGGTCTACACCCTAACGAAATTATTGTAGACGACCCTATGAAAGAATTTAGCCTAACCGCAATTCAAAAAGTTACAGATTGGTTTTGGGGCGATATGATTCCTACCCTGCACCACACATCTTCACTTAGAATGATTGGAACTCCATTTACCTACACAGATATATTTGCCGAGTTGGAGGAAAACTCAGAATATGACGTAAAGAGATACCCCGCCATTTCACAAACGGGCGAAGCACTTTGGCCTTCACGTTGGGATTTAGATTCACTAGAAAGAAGGAGGAATGAAATCGGGTCATCTAAATTTACAAGAGAATATCTTTGCATCCCGATTTCCTCAAACACTATGTTATTTGGTAAAGAACACGTTGATAATTCTAAAGACAGGACAAGCAAACTTTTGTGGCACGGCAACACGGAGGCTTTCAAATATTATATTGGTTACGACCCCTCATTGTCAGCCGATGGAGATTACACAGTAATGATTGTTATTGAGGTGGATGAGGATATGAACAAAAAGGTTGTGCATATGGTGAGAGAAAAGAATATTGATTTCAGAAGCCACATAACCCGCATATCCGATTTATGTCAAAGATTTAAGCCAGAAATTGTAATGATTGAAACGAATACATTCGCAAAGTCATTCTCAATGGAACTCAAGGACATATCAGATTTTCCTGTAAAGGAATTTACAATGAGTAGAAAGAAAAAAGAAGAGATTATTCTCAACCTACAAATGAATTTTGAGAATGGTAAAATTATCCTACCTTATGCCGACGACCAAGCGAGAGCAGTAACAAATACTATCGCTATGGAACTTGAGGCATTTGGTATTAGCACAAAGGGTAGAATTGAGGGTTTGGGCGCACACGACGACACGGTTATAGCACTAGCATTAGCAAATTACGCCACAAAGTCTTTTAATGACACCTTTGTAGACATAGATGGGTCGGCTTTGTTTGGCGGTCCTTCTAACAATTTTGGAGGTGGAATATTTGGAATTAATATGTAAGAATGAAGAAATTGATACAGAAGTTCTAATTAGCGAATTAGAAGAAGAACAAAGAAGACGAGAAGAGTTTGAAGAAGAAATGGTTCAGGATTTAAACAAGTGGATTCAATACCAAACCTCAGATGAAACAGAAATTATCAAGGACATTTCAAAAATTTATTCAATGAATCTTTCAGATGCTAGAGATATGCTAGGAAAACTACCAGAAGAACCTGTTGTTGATGGTAAAAATATACCTGACCTTATTAAAGAGATGCGTTTGATTAGAAGAAAACTGAAAGGTGGGACTAGAGATAAAATGACAAAAACAATTGACACAATGATTGGTGCATATACCGAGCATATCAATAAGTCAATTGATTCTGTATATTGGCTCAGACCCTACCGTAAGGCGGTCAAACTTCTAATCCCCGACCTTTCTACTATCAGAAAGTTTCATCATATTAAAGACGGGGCAACTAGGAAAGAAGTGATTGACAAATTGTGTAAGATGTGGGAATCTAATATCAATAAGGGCAAACTAGACTATGGTGAAGATTACTTCAATTGTTGTAAATCTTTCAAGGAAACAAAGAAAGAAATTAAGGCAATTTTGAAAGGCATTTCCCATCAGTCAATTCGCAAATCTAGACAACATACTTTAGATAAATTGATTAAAAACCTTGTATGTAATAATCCAGGTCTTACCTCTAATGCCATTCATTCTCTATTACCAAAGTCTTATCACCGTTCTACCACCCCTCAAACTATTTCAAAAATGTTGAAGAGAATCGAGGCGACTAACGTAAATGGTGAATATTACATCATTGGGAATGAAATTAAAAAGGACTTGTATTCATATGTTGCGGGTTTCATTGATTCTGATGGCTATATTACAATGGACTCTAACTTCTCCCCTAGAGTTGGAATGGTCGCAACAGGTAATCGGGGTAGGGCTTTCTTTAAGGAACTTGAACGGGAACTCAAATGTGGCCGTCTACATTTAGACCAAAAAGTAGGCGAGAATAATAGAAGTCAGCATCGGTTGAATTTTTATAGTCAAGACGATATTACTAAAGTATTGGACAAGTGCATACCTCACCTGCGAATGAAGAAAGCGCAGGGCGAGTTAATTAGAGAAGCAATTAGAATTAAAAAACATTTTAAGAAAGAAGCGTGGGCTAAGGATAGGGTGAAGGAAATTTTCAAGTTAATCAAATGGGAAAATTGGAAGGACTCACGATTTCAAGGTGCTAAAGAATTTGAGAAGTATGAAATTTATGAGGATGACATCGCAAAGTTTAAAGAAAACAATAAGATGGCTTTAATGGATGAGATGGACTCAATTGTTAAGGAGGACTGAAAATGGGATTAAGAAGTAGATTGAGAAATTTGATTAGAAGACAAACACCGACTCCAAAAGAGAAGGAAATTTACAACATGGGAATACAGGAAAGAAGATTCCCTCAGCATATTGCGGGGCAATACCTATATGATTTGGCTAAAAACTCCACCATTGTCCGTTCATGTTTGGTTCAACTTAAGACTGAAATTTTCCGAAGAGGATATGAATGGGTAAAGGCATTTGATTTTAAATGTATGAATTGCGGCTATGAACATCATAAACACGTCGAAGAATGTATGGCTTGTGGGCATACTGAATTGACAACACCCGACCCACAACAGCGACAATATGCTGAGTCATTTTTTAAGGACTACGTTAATGGTTCACATCAACTATTTATTGACGTATTGAAGGAATTGGAAACAGACCTCAATATTATGGATGATGCCTATTTAATCCTCATTAAGGATTATTACCTTGATGATGATGGATGCGTAGTTATGAGTAGAGTAAAAGAATTATATCGGGGCGACCCCACTACGCTACACATTGAAGTAGATGAGGATGGAGATAGAGGACATTCAAGATATACCTGCGTAACACATAGAGATTATGTTAGTGAAGAAAAGCATGACCGTTGCCCTGAATGTAATTCTATGTTACATCCAATTGAATTTACCAATAAATCACAGGGAGAAGAACAGCACTATATTACAGGTGAAGTAATTCACTTTAGCAAATATAGCCCAACAAGACTTTACGGACACCCGCCCGTAGTTACACTATATAGCCACATATTTACACTATCGGCTATGGAAGGTTATATTAGCACATCATATCAAAAGGCGAGAACCCCAAGAGGTATTCTTGCAGTTCAAACTAACAATATGGAGTCAATGATTAAGTATTGGAAGGGGGTTAAGGAAAAGTTAGAACGTGACCCACACTATATTCCTATTATGGGTATTGAAACTGAGGGTGGTTCTGGCGGTGGAGTTCAATGGATTCCGTTTATGAATACCCTAAAAGAAATGGATTATGTTGCGGTAAAGGATGACCTAAGAGATAGAATTTGTGCATTTTACGGTGTAAGTAAAATTTTCCAAAATGACACCACTACCGCAGGTGGTCTAAACAACGAAGGTCTACAAATTCTGGTAACTAATAGAAGTGTCGAAATGGGTCAAAATGTTTATAATAAATATTTGTTCCCATTCTTGATGAGGCAATTCGGCATCGAAGATTGGAAGGTCCAATTGTTAAGGTCTGAGGAAGAAGATATGACAGCCCAACTTAGAAGAAGAGAAATTGAAATTAACCTTGCCGTTCAAATGAAGAATTTGGGCTTTGATGTAGATATGAACGAGGATGGTGATTTTATCTATAAGAAGTTCCCTAGTGAAGAATCTACAAAGGTGGATTTGGATGAACAAATAGAAACAGATAAGTTTGCAGGAACAAATATTGATGCCTCTCAATTAGGACAATTACAAGAACAGGCACTAATGTCTGGCAGTAGCAAACAACAAGTAGCGGGAGAAACTGAAAAAATGTCAGTTGGTCCTCCAAAGAGATTTAGCGGTTTGCCAAAAGAAGCGGCTAACAATAATGTAGATAAGAGAACAGAAAGGAGGGTTAGAAGTGGTCGAGATTGAGAAGTCCGTTATTAGACCCACATATGCTGAATGGGCTGATATTTATAGTTTAGGTAAGGAATTAACGTTTTATAGAACAACACCCGATGCAAGTAATAGACCAGATATATACGGACCTATAAACCCTTTACCTATTTATCAAAGAGCAGTAGAGGAAAATATAGAAATTACAAAAAAGGATATGCCCGACCTTCCCCCGACAGTAAATCACGACCTTTTTAGATTAATGGGATTTAACTCTATGAGTCAGGCAAAGAAATATATTGCTGTAATGAAAAACCCAAATATAACAAATATAGAAGTTCATGTTGATGGTGAAGAAGATATTGTGCAACTTGAATTTAATATGAATGAAGAAACAAGACAAGTTGATAAAAGTAAATATATTTTTTGTTCAAAAACAATAAATTATCTATCGGGAAAATTAGTTGATGGGAATTATGATACTATTACTTCGATAGATGCTGAAACTACTAGAGTGAAATTTTTTGATTTTGAAAATTCTGAAAAAAAGGATGTATATTTCACTAAAATAGTTGATATGTCTTATGACCCTGTTAATCAAAGTTATACTGATAATAAAAAGGATAACTTTCTTCCAACTGTTAAAGTTTTGACTCAATCAACTAGTTTAGGTGGCGATATTGGTTTAGTAAAAGGTTTATTAAAACTAAATCATATTTATTTCATGACCACACTTGATGGAAAATTACCTAAAGCATTGAATAGATTAACTTATGGTAGAAAAATAGCCGTTACTTTACCATTAGGCTCATTAACTAGTGATGTGAGACTCGATAAACAAGCGTTAAACGAAGTATTACCTCAATTAGAACCAATACCTAATGAGTATAAAAAGTATGAAGATAAACTTAATGATTATTTTGAACCCAAATCTGCTAAAAAACTCATTAGAAGAATGCAATATATGACAAGACTTGAGGCAAGAAAAACAAGAGAAGGGAGAGGTTTAGGTAAATATACAGGCGAAACTGAATATTATGAAAATAGACCAAAACTTTATTTTGGTGTATCTAGAGTAAAAGGTGTTTATAATCCCCAAACTAAAAATTATGAACAGATTATTCTTTTATCATTTTTCATCGAAAGGGGCGAAAGATTAGAACCTGCTGATGATATGATGTTGTTTGTCAATGAAGCATTTGTTCCTTCATATTTCGCAGAGTCTGATAGAAATAAAGACTGGGTTAGAATTTCTTATAATATTGCTAAAGATGCAGTTGATGGTGTAATTTCTTATGTTAAAGATTTGCAAACTAGATACAGAAGTAGAAAAAAGTTGGACTTTAGTTCAATGAGTGATAAAATGATAAACGCTTTTGATATTAATTTGAACGAGATAATGGAAAACTCGTTCTTTAGTTATTTAACTTTTGATAAAAGGAGAGGTAGAAGATTGAATGTAAAAAAGAGTAATATGTTGAAGAGTGCTTCTGATATAAAAAACACTTTTAATGAAGTTTTAAAAAGTAAATTTGGACCTTTTAAAGAAATAAAAGATTTGAATAAAGAAGAAATGCAGGTCTTTATAGACGAAATACACGGTTTTTATAAACGTGAATATATTTTTGCAGATACTAGATTTAATATTGAATTCCAATATACACCATTTAGCGAAGAAGGAATTGATAGTCGAATGAGAAATGAAGGTAGTATTTTTAATCACTATGATGTAATTAAAAGAAAAAATTCTTTAGATGGTGATTTAAAACAATATTTTGCAATAAGAAATAAGTCTGAAGTGGGCGAAGAATCTTTAATGGGTATGCTTGTTATTTGTTATTACTACAATGGTGACGAACTAGATAAAATTGAGGCAGTTTCAATTGTTCAACAAAGAATGCAGTATAGACCTAATATAGTTCAACAGGTTAATAAAGACATTTCAATAGTATATCCTGCTGATGAAATCGGAGTGTTTATGTATGAAATAATGACGGGTATGAGAAGAGATTCTCCTTTAATATTAGGGCGTGGAGGCGGAAATGTGTCCACATCTCCTAGCAAAGTGGGTGCATCCTTCGCTCAAGATTATTTGGATGGCACTCTTACACAGTTTGATTTTGTTATAAACAATATGAAATATAATGAAATAAGAAACGATTTCGTAGGTTACTTAGTCGGTAAAAATGGCACGAATAAAATGTATCAATTTTTGTTTAGTGATTCTACCTTGCAGGGAACTGAAGGTGCTGATACAATATGTGTAGGTAAAATGGATTTATTTTATAAAATAAAGGGTGGTTCGTCTTTTACAGGAGATAATACAGGATTTCTAAACAGAATAGTAGATTTTGAAGATTTTAAAAATAAAGTTACCATAGGTTTAAATGCGACCTCATCGGGTTCTTGTATTAACATGACGCCAGGTGCGCCTAAAGGTGATTTTATGACAATATTTGCTCCCATATTTTTAGGTGGAGTAGGTTCAGATAAAGACTTTTTAGAAGGCAATATTACTCATCAAGTAGTTGCAGGAGATGCGGGAATTGGGGGAACTAATACTGCTAGACAGCATTCTAGAGTATTATTACATGCGGAATTATACAAAAGGTTTGGTTCACAATTTGGAGAATTTATAGATTCTTTGGTTAGGAAAGCCGTTGAATCTGGTGAAATAAAATTAGGTGCAAAGTATCTTAAGAGAGGAACATCGTCGGGTGAAGGTTTTTACCCCAATAGGGACAACCATGCAATTATTTATACTCCGCCAGAAGAAAGTGTAGAACAAGAGGAAATTGATGAAGAATTAGATGAATATAAAAAGGCTGAGTCTGACGGTCCTAATACTACGCTGACACAAATGTATAGGAATATGACTGGAAGGAGTCCTCATGGACGTGAAATGAGGGAATTCAGAAATATAATAAGAACATCTAATAGTGTTCAAGAAATAAGAGATAGAACGTCTGAGTTATATAATATGCTTTATGGCGTTGATGAGGAAAACTTTTGAGGTGAATAAAATGACTGATATGATAAGAAGAAAATTGAACGAAGCAAAAAAGAATTTAGCAAAAATTGAAAAGGATGTAAATAGAGAACCTCCTAAAGAACGTAAGACAAAGGACATGTCAATGAATGTTCCCGAAGTTCCGCCAGATACATTTAAGCCAGATGAAAATATTCCAGGTTTTATTAAAGGTGGACCTAGAATGAGTAAGAAGTGGAAACAGGTGTAAGTATGGTTGAAGAAAGACCCCGAATAGCGACTGATGCTGATTTGCAGGAGGCATATAGTGAACAAGCCCCTATAAGACAAAGGGCTATGTTTGGTGATAAACCGAAAGAAAGGGGTTTTACAGATACTCCCCCTTCTATGGTAAGCACATTAGGTGTAAATAGTATGAAGGCTATTGCTCGTTACAAAAAGACTTTAGATAAAGATGATAAAGTTAGGATAACCAATGCGAAATTAAATCAACTAAGACAAGCCATTGTAAAATTTGCCGAATCTAATCAACCATTCCCATATGAGGATTTTGAAAATCTATTTACAGAAGAAATTATTGACAGAATAATTATAGTAGAAATAATAAACATGGGCGATTCACTATATGAAATTGATAAAATTATTGAAAGTAGTGAAATAACTTCAAGGGAATATATTCCTGAAGAAGATAACCCTTTATACGGAAGACAAACAATGACGGAAACTTACTACGAAACATATGAAGGTAGATTTGACCCTCAACTTGTCCAAAGACCAACTTCTGAATCACGGCCCGTAATGGATGAAGTTATTACTGCTAAAATTTATCCTAGAAAGGATAAAGCAATACAAAGAAAATTTAGTGTAAATGCTAAAGAACCAACAGTTTCTAGTAATGAGGTTGCCCTGACAAGGGCAAATCTATCAAATGATAACATTTTGACAACTGCCTATAAACAAATGGCTAGAACATTCGGTTTGGGGTTCAGTAGAAAAGAAAACCTAATGCCTTCTGTTATGAAAGCCATGTATAATAGAATGGCACAACTAAAGGCTAAGAAAAGAGAACTTGTTACAGGACCAGAATTTACAAGTAAATTTCAACAGACGATTAACAATAAGATTATGCCCCTATTGGAAAGAGGTTATCAAGTCCAAACCTATGAAGGTGTTATAGCCAAAATAGCGAGGGATGATAAAAGATTCTTTGCTAAGGAAGACATTAAAGAAATGTTTGCCTATTTCCTAATCTTCAAAGATTATGAAAATGTTAGCGAGGAAGGTAAAAAAATGGTCAATGATATTCTAAATCAAAGGTTCGCATTGGGCGACCAACAACAGACACTAAGAAGAATCTTATTGGATATTTACCGTGAATTTAGTTTTGGAACTTTGGGAAAACTAAACGAAGAGGCTAGAGAAGTTCAGAGATATATTCAAAGTGGTAGATTGCGACTATCAATGGACTTTCTTAAGGCAGACATTTCTTCTCTCGATGAGGATAGGAGAAGAGAGATAAAGACAATATTGCAAAACTCCCATCCCACAGAATACTTTGGTGAAGATTATTTGAAGTTAGGAAAACTTATAAATATATTGGGCGATGTGGCTGATACAGACGAGGAAACATTATTAGAAGAATTGGGTGTCGAGAATCTACAAATGGTTAAAAAGGCAGCCGCTTTGAGAAAGATATATGAAAGACTTTATAGAACTCTAAGAGATATTGTATATGAGGAGGAATAAACATGGAAGAAGAAATTGTAAATGTATTGAAAATGCTAGTAGAAAAGGTTCAAGATTTGGAACGTAAGTTGCATGAATCAGAAACCACATTGATTAAGTCGGGCTTTGTTGCTACAACGCCATCACCTTATTCAAAGCCGAATAGAGGTATGCCCTCTAATAAAGAAATCCAAAGTATGGATTGGGATGATATTCATGACTTTGTATCAAGAATGGAGGGAAGATAATGAACGACGAAAAATCAGAATTTAGCCTATACACAGAACTATTGACAAGATTGCAAGAACTAGAAAGTGTTATCAATAACGCACTAGGTTCAGAAGACTTCAAGGCTGAGGTAAATACATATAAGCCAATTAAACCTAAGGTTGTAGATGTGGAAAGATTGGCCGCTAAACCAATTGATAAAACTCCCACTATCGCTAAGAGTCCACGCAGTAGAAAACTAATGCCAGAAAATTTAATCTACAAAGATGAAGAAACAGAACCTAGAGAAGACCCACCAGAAATGGGGGATGCTGAAATGCCTAAAAATGTTGAGGATTCAGAACTTCCCGAAGATTCGCAGGAAAAGCAATTGGAGTTGGCTTTGGAAACTGCTCTTGCCCTATTGAGAAAGAAGAAGAATACTCTCTCGGTTATTGATTCTGAGGCAAATAGAGTTAGACCACCTCTTGACTCATAGGTGATAAATTGAATCCTTTTGACATACCTTTTGATAGTATCAATAAAAATGTTTCTTCACTAAGAAACATGGTTAGGGCTACTTTTTTAAGTGCTAAGGATAACCCTAAAGCATATGAAAAGGATTGGGAGAGATTGGTTGTTGAGTTAAGAGAGATGTTAGAAGACCCTGCTATTAAAGAAAGGTTTCCTAATATTGATACAAGCCTTCTATATTCCGACGATTCCTATAATACAATGGAACAGGGGCAACAATTGTATGAACAATTTATGACAGAACAAGCACCTGTTGAGATTGTAAAGCAGGATAAGCCAGAAAAATTTATTGAGCCTAACAAGCCCATGTATCGCATATTTGATATTGAGGACATGAAAGAGATTAACGGCTTTACAGGAGATTTTTTTGTTCAAGAAAAATATGATGGTCTACGGGTGCAAATTCACAAGTTTAATAACGAGGTTAAAATTTATAGTTTTAACGGAAGAGACATTACCAACAAGTTTGAAAAATGTGTTAAGGTTCTTGAAGAAAGAACGTTTCCTAATTGTATTTTGGATGGTGAAGCGGTTCTCTATAAAGGGGATGACCCATTGGTTAGAGCCGATACTCTCGCATTTATTAACAGAAAGGTAGAATCTGAGGGAGATATTAAACTACACATTTTCGACATAATGTATTTTGAAGATGAATCTATTGCTATGGAAAAACTAGAGGACAGAATGCAAACTCTAATTTCAAATTTTTCAGCACATTCCGATGAGCGAGTAATGTTTCCTAATAAGAAAAATACTAGAGAAGCCGATTCAATGGAAGAGATTGAAGAGTATGCTATGGAGATTATGAATAATCCTACATCGGAAGGTGTGGTGATTAAGGATGCAAAGTCTTCCTATATTATTGGTAAAAAGAAAAACCCTAAGTGGATTAAGTGGAAAAAATTTGTAGACCTAGACGTAATGGTTCTTGCAGTTAAGGAAAATAAAAATGGCACATTTGGTTACACAATTGGTGTCGGTCCTGTTGAAGAAGATACCCCAAAGGCATTTGAACTTGAAGGTAAATTTTATATGAATTTGGGCAAAACAACAAATACAAATAAAGAGGTAGAGGTTGGTAAAGTAATTAGAGTAAAGGCTGATGAAATTATGGGTAATCCTAAAAAGGGCTTTTCACTTTTTAATTCTAAATTCCATGAAATTCCCGAAGCCGCTGAACCTGAAAAATTAATCACCCTAGAATTTTTAACCAAAGATGGAAAGAAAAGTTTGGGAGACTACACCATTGATGCTCTAACAAAATCATACACAATTACCGATAATGTTCACGGAATGGCTAAATTTGATACAGGTTTAGACCTTGACGGATTTGTATTTCACGGATTTAAAGATAAAAACCTCATGTCTAAAAATGCTATGATTAATAAGGATATGTGGGAAAAACAACTAAAAGCAGCCTATTCTAAAGATAGCGGGAAGTTCTTTGTCTTTGTTCAACAATTGCTAGAAAACAGGTCATTGAATGATGAACAAATTTTTAGAGAAGGTGTGAAGTATGACTCCAAGATGATGAATCGTTTATTTGGTGAAAAAAACGGTTTGAAAGAAATGCGAAATAGATTAAAGAAAGGCGGTAAAGCCTACGGTATTGAATTTAGAAGCGACCCGACAGGTTCTACCCGCTTTTCCTATGATAGTGATACGTTGGCAAAGGCACTAGAAAGAAATGGTAAATTTCAACTATGGGCTAACAATGACCGCAATCTCTACTTTGTAATTGATTACAAAGATGATAAGATGATTTGGAAGATTGACACAAACTCGGATGAAGAAGTGTATGACCTTTTAGGGGAGGCAGGTAAATATCCCGCTACTGCTACTAAAGACTTAGAGCAAAAAATTCTATTGGACAAAGGTAAATTGATTTTGGGCGCACAACGAAATGATTACCATGAGTATATTATCAAGGGTGAGGACATTGTTTCTAAACTCCACGTTAGATATTTGCCCGTAGACGGCAAAGAGATGTTTTTAGCATGGACAGGGTATGAAAATAAGCCGACACCCGATTCATCAGATGAAGGAAAAATAGATATTTATGACAAGAATTGACCCACATTTCAAGAAAGGTTAATATAGTCGAACATACAAATATAATATCATGCAGTTAAGGACACCTATGTTTGGAAGTGACTTACATAGTGGGGGAGAACTTGTTATTCTCAAGGAGGATAAAGATACAGTAATTGCAGGTTACGCATCAGTAGATGTTGTAGATAAGCAAAATGATAAGATTACATTGGGCGCAATTAAAGAAGCGGCTGATAAATTCATGAAGCAAGATAGATATAGAAATGTGATGATTACACATTCTAATGTTCAGGTCGGAGAAGTAGTAGACCAATATACAGATTCCAATGGTAAAGTCCTAAAAACAGGCGTTGATGATACAGGGTTTTTTGTAGTGATAAAATTAAGAAATGATATTGAGAAAGCGAAAGATGTTGCGAGGGATATTCGTCGTGGCAAACTTCGTTCTTTCTCAATTGGTGGTCAAGCAATTAACAAGACCAATAAATATGATTCCGATGCGGGAACATATAAAGAAATTGATAAACTTGAATTGCATGAGATTACCATTTGTGAAGAAGGGATTAACCCTGAAGCCAAATTTAATATTGTAAAGGAGGACAAAAATATGAGCGAAATTGAAAAAGCACTAAGCGAGTTTAATGAAGTAATGGCAGAACTTAAGGAAACTATCCTAAAGGAAGAAGGTGAAGAAGACATCGAATCTATGGATAGTATGCGAGAGGAAGAAGCCGACATCCGAATGGAGGATGTTGAAGAAGAAGAACTAAAGGCTGATTATGATGATGATGAAGGAACTACTGAAATTGAATCAGAAGATTATGATATGGACCGAAAGGCTGAGGAAATCTCAACCCTAGACCTATCACCATCTAACATCGAAAAGGCATATGAAGCATTTAGAGCCGAAAAGGAAGAAGAGAGAGCCTACGCAGTTATCAAGGAACAATTTGAAAACCGCTACAAGGAAGAACTTCTAGTTGAAAAGGCTGAGTCTGAAAAGGCTAAGTTTGATGCACAATCCGCAATCGGTTCTCTTGCTAGCGAACTAAGCGAACTAAAGAA